GAACAGCCACGGGTGCTGCCAAGGCGCGAGAAAACTTTTCTGCGTAAGTTACTGTTTTGCTTACAGTTATAAAACATAGCTATGAGGACTTTTTTGGATTAATATACATACACAAATGTTTTGGAGGATGTTATGGACGTAAGTATCGTCGAGGCGGCGCGGATACACGACTGTACAGAGAAGACAATTCGCGATTGGATGCGCGCTGGAATGCCTGTTAAGAAGAAGGCTCAGCGTGGTGGCGAAAAGCACATTTTCTGTACTGTACAGATCAACCAATGGTTAATGGAACGAGAACTCAATAAGCGTTTCGGTAACATTGACCTGATGACAGCGGACGAAGCTAAGCGTAAAAAACTTACAGCCGAAGCTGCACTAACAGAATTAGACCTAGCCAAGAAGACAGGGCAAGTCGTTGATCTTGATGTTATCGAGCGGCAGTTAGCCAACAAGTTCGCAAACCTGCGATCAATCATTCGGCGTATACCCGACCGTGTTGTTATGCGGTTAGTAGGTTTAAGCGATGAAGCAGTCATTAAAGACATATTGCTTAGCGAGATTGATGCGGCACTACTGATATTATCGAGAGCGTATGAAGATGAAGACGAAGAAACAGATACAGCCTCAAAGGAATAGCGATTACGATAACCCAGACGGCATAGCCAAAGTTTGGCGCAAAGCCTGTTCATTTCTTGAGCCACCCCCGAAATACACCCCGTCTGAATGGGCCGAAGCTAACATACAAATTCCGTTGGGCAACGCTATTGCTGGCCCGATAAGGTTTAGCAACGCACCTTATCAGATAGAGCCGTTAGATATGTTCGCCAACCCAGACGTTGAGCAAATTACGTTGATGTGGGGCGCGCAGCTGGGCAAAACTCAGCTCATTAACTGCGCTTTGGGTTACTTTATTGCCCACGAGCCAGCCAGCCAAATGATGATGCAGCCGTCTCAAGGTGACTTAAATACTTGGCTAGAAACGAAATTTAACCCTATGGTCGATTCTAACGAGTCGCTTAAAGATCGTATAGCTAAGCCAAGAAGTCGAGAAGGCGTCAACAACCAGACAATGAAGTCGTATTTTGGCGGCTTTTTGCTGTTTAGCTGGAGTGGTTCACCTAGAACAATGCGCGGTCGTTCCGCACCTAAGATTTACTGCGATGAGGTAGATGGTTACGAGCGTACTGCTGAAGGGCATCCCGTGTCTCTGCTCTGGCAACGGGCCGCAACTTTCGGAGACCAGCGTAAATTGATGGTCACATCGACCCCAACCATAAAAGGGGCTTCGTTCGTAGAAAAGTCGTTTGAAGCGGGTGATATGCGCCGTTATTACGTCCCTTGCATACATTGTCACACGAAAATACTGCTGAAATGGTCGCAAGTGATGTGGGACAAGGACGAAGAAGGCCGACATTTACCCGAAACCGCTTACTATTGCTGTCAAGAATGTGGCGGCACGATCAGCGATACCGACAAAAGAGTCATGTTACGCGATGGTGAATGGGTAGCTGAGAAGCCATTTAACGGCCATGTTAGCTACCATTTGAGCGAATTGTACTCATCTTTTCGTCGTTGGCGTGACATTGTAAGGTCATTCTTAGAGAAAAAAGCCACGAGCGACCTTCAAACCTTCGTTAACGTCAGCTTGGGCGAGACGTGGGAAGAAGATAGCGAGAAAATTGACGACTACGAGTTGTCTGAACGTCGTGAGCCTATGGAGTTCGTGCCTGACGAAGCTCCGCTACTTGTCTGCGGGGTAGACGTACAAGACAACAGGCTTGAAGGGACAATTTTCGCGATGGGCCGCAACGAAGAGATTTATGTCTACCGACATTTTACGCTTTTCGGCGATCCAAGTACGCCTCAGCTATGGTCATCACTGAGTTCTAACCTGTTCGCCACTTACCAGACCGAATCCGGTAAGGCTGTCACGATTAGAGCAACCGCCATCGACTCAGGGGGTCACTTTACCAACTCCGTTTACGCTTATGCCAAGCAAAATGCGGGTCGAAGGGTATTTGCGATCAAGGGCGTCGGGGGTGAAGGCAAGCCAATTGTCGGACGACCGAGCAAAAATAACGTAGGAAAATGCAGTTTATTTCCAATTGGAGTTGACACGACGAAACATTTAGTTTTTGCTAGATTGGCGATAAAAGACGTTGGATCTGGCTACGTCCACTTTTCCGATGAGCTTGAAGACGAGTATTTTCGCCAATTAACAGCAGAAAAAATCGTCACTAGATACCAAAGAGGCTATCAACGGCGCACATTTGAGAAGATCAGAGCCAGAAACGAAGCATTAGATTGCTTTGTTTACGCTTACGCTGCTTATGCTATAATTGGCGTAAATGTCAATACTATGGTCGATAAATTGGCTGCTGAGGCTTCACAAAAGCCTAAAGAAGAGCCTAAAATGACCAATAAGAGGCCATTTGTGCCTAAAACTGGCAAAGGTTTTGTTAACTCATGGCGGTAAAAGATGGCTAATTTGTTTGATCCTACATCCGCTCCAGAAGGTGAGCCAACTGAAGTTGTAGTTGGCGATTTCATCCAATGGAAGCGCACTGATATTGCTACCGACTACCTGCCTAGCTTGTACACTGCCGAGTACGTTGCCCGTATTACTGGTGGTGGCGACGATGAGATAAAGCTACTTGGTACAGACCAGACAAGTTTCTTTTTGTTTACTGTACCTAGCGTAGATTCTGCTAATTTCTCTGTTGGAGATTATCACTGGCAATTAGAAATAACGCAAATCAGTTCGGGCAATCGACTTGTTATCGACACTGGCGTATTTAAAGCAATACCAGACTTAGATAATAACCAATCCGACCCTAGAACCCACGCAGAAATTATGGTCGCTAAGATAGAGAGTCTTCTTAGCGGCAAAGCCGATTCGGATGTGATGAGCTACAGTATTAGCGGTCGTCAGCTAGTTAAAATGAGTATCAACGACCTGCTAAAATGGCGCGATTATTACCGCAAAGAGATTGCATCGCATAAAAACGCTGAGCTTGTTAAGCGCGGCAAGGCCAATGGCTCAACAATCAAGGTGAGGTTTTAAGTGGGTATTTTCGACGGATTTAAGTCTCAGCCGGCTGCCGAGGCAACAAAAGCCAAGGTATTTAAGCGAAGTTATGTTGGCGCAGCAGTAAGCCGTCTACTCTCTGACTTCAAAACTGTCGATAAGTCTGCGGACGGCGAGTTAAAAGACGCGCTGTCTATTTTACGCGCTCGATCTCGCGAATTAGCGCGAAATAACGAGTACGCTAAGCAATACCTGAACTTGCTCAAGAAAAATATTGTCGGAAAGAAGGGTTTTAGCTTACAAGTCAAAGCCTTAGACTCCGTCGGCAATTTAGACATGAGCGGTAACGAAGCTGTCGAGAAGGCTTTTGCTAAGTGGGCAAAACTTGGTAATTGTACGGTTTGCGGCAAGCATACTTGGATCGACCTACAGAAATTGGTCATGGAAAGTATAGCGCGTGATGGCGAAGCGTTTATTATCATGCACCGTTCTTCTCGCTTTGTTGACTCCTTCGCTTTAGAGTTTATCGAAGCTGATCAAATCGACGACAAGAGAAACACCCGTTTACCTAATGGTAATGAAGTCCGTATGGGCGTAGAAGTTGACCAGTTCAAGCGCCCTGTCGCTTATCATTTGTTGACTTCACACCCGACTGACTATGAGCACGTTGCGCGCAAAGAGAAGAAGCATATCCGCATCCCAGCGGAAAATATGCTCCACGTCTTTTTACCTCTTCGTGCTGGACAATCTCGCGGCGAGCCTTGGATGAGTCCAGCCATGTCTGCTATTAAGCAGCTCGACGGTTTCCGTGAAGCGGCGGTTATTAACGCTCGCGTTGGCGCATCTAAAATGGGCTTCTTTACTTCACCAGCGGGAGACGGTTTTGTCGCTGATGAGATGGACGGTCATGTGCCTATCATGTCAGCCGAGCCAGCCAGCTTCCACCAGCTACCTGACGGCGTGAGTCTACAGACCTTCGAGCCTCAGTTCCCTAATAACGATTTTGACTCATTCCATAAGTCGGTGTTGAAAGGCATTGCGAGTGGCTTGGGCATTTCTTATACCGCGCTATCTAACGACTTAGAATCAACCAGCTACTCGTCTATTCGCCAAGGTGCGCTAGAAGAGCGTGATTTCTATGCAGATATGCAAGGTTTCTTAATCGACCACTTCGTTCGCCCTGTTTACGAGCATTGGCTTGGCGCAGCAATGGAAGTAAACAGCTTCGGTATTCCGTTAGCCGCTTACGACAAGTTTGCCGAAGCTTCTCAGTTTAGAGGCCGCGCTTGGAGCTGGATAGATCCGATCAAAGAGATGAATAGCGCTATCGCAGGGCTTAAATCTGGTGTACTGTCTTTGTCTGATGTGGCGGCGCAGTACGGAAAAGATGCAGAAGAATTACTCTCTCAAATCCAGAAAGATAAGGCTTTGATGGAACAATTTGGCGTAAACTACGCACTAGAGCCATACTGTGCTAACTTGTCGCCTATTATGCCAGACGGCACAGATCAAAACTCGCCTGATCAGCAAGATTAGACAAAGTGATTGATCGAATTTATTATTTAGAGAACAGTTACTTAGAGGTGACACCATGACAGAAGAAGTCGAAGTCGAAGTACAAGAAGATCGTGAACTTCTTGATGAGACAGTTGATGCGGCAGAAGTTCGTAGCGAAGACGAAGAAAATGTGCGTAAAGCTACCGCTGAGGTATGTCATCGCTCGATGGGCATTGATATGGCCCCGATTGACGAAGAATCTCGCACAGTCCGTATTGCTGTATCGTCAGAAGAGCCTGTACAACGCTCTTTTGGTATGGAAATCCTAGAACACAGTGAATCAGCGATTGATTTAGCGTTCCTTAACTCAGGACGCGCTCCTTTGCTGTTAGATCACGACCCTGAAAAGCAAATTGGGGTAATCGAATCCGCAACACTCGATGGCGACTCGCGGCGACTCCGCGCAGTGGTTCGTTTTGGACGAAACGGACTAGCTAAAGAGGCGTTTGAGGACGTTACTGACGGTATCCGCGCTAACATTAGCGTTGGTTACTCGATCAGTAAGTTAGAAAAGGGACAAAGCCGTGACACTTACGTCGCGAAGCGGTGGCGTCCTGTCGAGGCAAGTCTAGTAAGTATTCCAGCTGACGTGACTGTTGGCGTAGGACGAGCTGCTAGTGAGACTCAACCCAAACCTGTAATCGAAACAAACTTCACTAAGGAGACTACTATGTCTGAAGTCGATATTGCAGCGGTAGAGGCACAAGCTCGCCAAGCCGCACAAAAGAACTCTGCTCAAATCATTGAATTGGGCGCACGTCACAAACGCTCTGATCTAGCACAAAAAGCTATTTCTGAAGGCAAAAGCATCGAGCAATTCCGTGGTGAATTGTTAGAAGTGATTGGTTCAGAACGCGCTTTAGAAGAGCAATCAATCGGCATGACTCAGAAAGAAGTTAAACGCTTCTCTTTGATGCGCGCTATTCACGCTCTAGCTAACCCAACTGATCGTCGCGCTCAAGAAGCTGCTGCATTCGAATTCGAATGTTCGCGCGCTGCTGCTGAGCAATATGGCCGCACTGCTCAAGGCATCTTGTTACCTGCTGAAGTAATGCAAAACTGGAAACGTGACTTGAACTCTTCAGACGAAGCATCTTTGTTCTCTGATGATTTCCGCGGCGGTGACTTCATCGACGTATTGCGTAACGCTTCGTCTGTGATGCAAGCTGGCGCAACTATGTTGAATGGCTTGTCTGGCGACGTCAAAATTCCTAAGAAATTGACCGCTGCTCAAGCTGCTTGGATCGCTACTGAAGGTGGCGCAGCCGCTGAAAGCGAGATGACAGTAGGTTCGGTGAGCCTCAGCCCTAAAACTTTAGGTGCATACACCGACGTTACACGCCAATTGCTTATCCAAAGCTCACTTGATGTAGAAGCCCTTATCCGCAACGATTTGGTAGCTGCTCTTGGTTTGGCTATCGACGCAGCTGCTTTGGCTGGTGACGGTACTGGCGGCGCTCCAACTGGCATTAAGTCTACTGGTAGCGTTAACACCACTACTTTCGCAGCAGCTAACCCAACCTTCGCTGAAGTTGTAGCGATGGAAACAGCAATCGCTAACAACAACGCTTTGACTAACGGTATGTCTTACATCATGCCTTCAAGCACTTACGGCGCGTTGAAAACTACTGAGAAAGCTTCTGGCACTGCTCAGTTCGTTGTTGAAAATGGCGGCACTGTTAACGGCTACCGCAGCATCGTATCTAACCAAGCAACAGCTGGTGACGTGTTCTTCGGGAACTTTAGCGACTTGCTAGTGGGAATGTTCGGCGGTTTGGATCTAGTAGTAGATCCTTACACTAACAGCACAAGCGGTACTGTTCGCGTAGTTGCCTTGCAATCAGTAGATTGCGCGGTACGTCACGCACAGAGCTTCTGTGTATCTAACGACGGCGTATAAGCCTGAGTGATTAAGGGGCGCTAGTCGCCCCTTTCTCTATGGAGGATTTATGAAATACGAAGTATTAAAAAATGTCATCATTGACGGCGAAGTGTTTAAAAAAGGTTCAGAGCTTGATCTGGATCCTACTAAAAGCGCTCGTCTTGTTTTGCTTGGTTATCTTGGTGAGCCTTCTGCTACTACAAATCGTGCTGAAGGACTTGAGTCAGACACTAAGCCACGCACTCGTAAGTCTACGAAAAAGGCTGATTAGTTATGGCCGTTGAAAGTGCCGATGATCGCCTAATTTTCTTGTCGGACTTTGGCGAATCTGTCACATACTCGCCTTTGTCTGGCGGCAGTTCTAATGTCGTCGGTATCTTTTACAATGATTATCAAGAAGTTAGCGCTGGCGGTACAATGGGTTTCGCACTTCAGCAACCTCAGTTTACCTGCCGCACAGAAGACATACCCGACGCTGAAGAAGGCGATGTATTAACGTACCAAGGTAATGACTTTACGGTCGTTATCGTGATGCCTGACGGTACAGGTATGACTAACTTAATGCTTGAGGCTGTATAATGGCTCACTTGAGACAGGCAATACGCGATAACATCAAGACAACCATTACTGGACTGTCTGAGACAGCTGGACGGGTTTACGCCAATAGAGTATATCCTGTTGCCGCGCCTCGCCTTCCTTGCCTGTTGATATATACTGAAAGCGAGCGGATTAATGTTGCTACACAAAGGCAACCAAGAACGCAGCGAAGAACACTAAGCGTAAATATCGAAATTTACGTTAAAGGCACGACAAATTATGATTCTCAGCTTGATTCTATCAGCGCTGAAATCGAAGCAGCGTTAGCGAGTGATATAACGTGCGGCGGCCATGCCCACGATGTTCTAGTCACTGGCTTTAATGCTCAGTACTCTGGTGATGGCGATCAACCAGTGGCGGTTGGTGTAATGACCGTTGAGGTCACTTATATGACAGCCGAAGGCTCGCCCATAGTTAACTAACGCGCCGTTGTAGCGCAGGAGATGTAAAATGGCAATACTAGGTAATGGCGGCGTTGTTCACGTTGGTGCGGTAGCAGTCGCCGAAATTCGCGATTATTCGATCGAACAAACTTCTGAAGTTGTAGCTTCAGCGTCTATGGGTGACTCATGGATGACTAACCAAGCTACTCAGAAATCTTGGACGGCTTCTTTCAACGCTTATTGGGATGCCGATGATGCAGCTCAAAATGCTTTGGATGTTGGCGCTTCTGTAGCTATCGTTTTCTTCCCAGAAGGCAACAGCAGTGGTAACGCCACTTATACAGGCACAGCTATTGTAAACTCTGTAAGCCAAAGCTCATCTTACGATGGTCTTATTGAGGCTTCGTTCAGTGTTACGGGTACTGGCGCGCTTGTTATCTCATCTGTTCCTACCCCACCGTAATTAAGGAGACTTTATGTCATTAATAGATAAGGCGGTATCACATTTTGACTCAAAGGCTCGTAGAGAACTCAACGTCCCTGAATGGGACGTTGTGCTCTACACTAAAAACTTAACGCTGGACGACAAAGCCAAGTGGTTAGCCCGTGCAGACGGTGACACAACTGATTATATGGTTTATGCCTGTATTTTCGGTCTGGTTGACGCCAAAGGTGAGCCTGTTTTCACTTTAACCGACAAGCATAAACTACGCACAAGTGTAGACCCTGATATTATATCTAAGTTAGCGACATTCGTACTTCACGTCGAATCTGATTCAGAAGAGGCGCGCGAAAAAAACTAACCGATGATCAAGGTGATCCTACTGAAGTTTATGCTATGTTTCAGTTAGCGGAACACCTTGGTCAGCCTCTTTCCACGGTTTTAAATATGACGGTGGATGAGTACAACCACTGGTTTACATATCTGAAGATTAAAGCTGAGAGGCAGAAAAACAATGGCAAGTTTAGGAGAAGAAACAGTCGTTCTAAGTCTACGGATGGACGACGAAACAGCGGGGCCGTTAGCTGAGCACTCTAGGGCAGTTCAACGGGCCAAAGATGCGAATCTTAAATTTGTCAAAGCACTGAAAGAAGAAGCAAAAGCGCTCTCGATGGGCGCTGATGCTTTACGCAGAGAGCAAGCCGCCCGAAAAGGCGCGACTGACGCTCAACTCAAAGCGATAGATACCTACCAGAAGTTTATCCAATCTAAGCGTGATGAAATTACGCAGCAGAAGTTGGCTGTTGACCAAGCGCGCGCAGCAGAAGCTGAGCAAAAGAAACAAGCCGAAGCCGTTAAGCGTCTTAACGATCAGATAGAGCTACAACGTGTCGCCCTTGTCGAAGGTGCGGACGCAGCAGAGCTTTATCGCGCTAAACTGGCTGGGGCGACAACCGAACAACTAGAAGCTATTGCGAGCAATCAAAACCTAGCCAAAGCGCAGAAAGTTGCTACCGAAGCTACCCGCAAACAAGAGATAGAGACGGAAAAAGCGGCTAGAGCGGAGAAAATGCGTCAACAGTCGCTAAGAAATATAGTAATTGCTGAACAAGACTCGCTGCGCGCCGCTCGACTAGGCAACGACGTTTTAGTCCGACGCAAACTACTTCGCGAAGGTGCTACCCGCGCTGAGGTTAGAGCTATTAGGCAGATGCAGCTATCAACTAAGGTAGCGCGCGAGCAAGCGATGGCGCAAAGCGCTGTAAACCAGCAGATGCGTCAACTTCGCGGCATGGCTGGACAGATGGGACACCAATTTCAGGATATAGCAGTTCAGGCTCAAATGGGCACGAACGCGATGATTATCTTAGGTCAACAGGGTTCGCAGATCGCTTCTATCATGGGGCCGCATGGCGCAATGATCGGTGCGGTTATTGCGGTCGCAGCGGCGCTATCTACGCTACTTGTTGACGGCGCGGAAGATGCTACGGATGCGTTAGAAGATCTTAGATCGAAGACTAAAGAATCTTACGAGGAACTTTACAATTTAAACGCGGAACAGCGGATTTTCAACGCCAATAGAATACAAGAGCGCATCGAAGAGAACGAAAAGGCATTCAAAACAATGTCGAGTTCGGTGGATGAAGCTAGTGAAGCGTTAGCCAAGCACTATAACGCGCAAGCGGCATTATCCCGCGCTATAAAACTAGGGCTTAACTCCTCTATCCAAGGGTATGCAGATCAAGCCGCTCGTGTAGCTTTGACGGCAGAAGAAATTAAAAGGTATGAGCGGGTTATTACCGACAGTGCCGCCATCGAGCAAACGCTTATTGCCGATAAAGAAAAACTGCTTGAAATATCTAAACTGAACGCGCAAGGCATTAACGCAGAGTCACAAGCGTACAAAGAGCTAAACGATACGCAGAAACAAGCCGAAAACGAAAA